GGCGAACAAGTATTCGGCTGGTTTTACTTCGTTGAAAGATCAACCTACGTTCCAGACCCAGGCGGCCACGGTGGACACTATGAGCGGCATATGGTCAAACGTAGATTAGTTAATAAGCAATTCCTGATCGTCGGTAGAGGCGCTGCGAAGAGTATGTATGCCAGTTGTATACAGGCCTACTTCCTAATCGTCGATCGCAGTACCACGCAACAGATGACGTCCGCGCCAACAGTTGCACAAACCGAAGAAGTTCTATCGCCCATCAAGACAGCCATAGCTCGAGCTCGTGGTCCGCTTTTCAAATTCCTGACTGAGGGATCATTAAGCGCGACAAACAATAGTAAAGCGAATCGAGTCAAGCTGACATCAACAAAGAAGGGAATCGAGAACTTCCTAACCAACAGCGTCCTTCAGTCTGTACCTATGTCTATTGACAACGTACAAGGACGTAAAGATCGCGTTGCCACAATCGACGAGTGGCTTTCTGGTGACATTCGAGAGAACATCATCGGCGCAGTCGAGCAAGGTGCGTCCAAACAGGACGACTACTTTATACTCGCCATCTCCTCGGAGGGTACCGTAAGGAACTCTTCGGGGGATGAGATCAAAATGGAAGTAATGTCTATCCTGAATGGTGAGTACCCAAACCCGCATGTATCGATCTTCTATTATAAGCTGGATGACATAATGGAAGTGGGCGACCCCAGCAAATGGCTCAAGGCGAATCCTAATATCGGTCAACCAGGTATGGTCTCTTACGAGGCTTATCAAAGGGATGTTGAGAAGATGGAGCACGTTCCTTCCTCTCGCAACGATATTTTAGCCAAAAGGTTTGGAATACCATCTGAGGGATACACTTATTTCTTCACGTACGACGAAACTCTTGTGCATCGTCCTCAGGCTTTCTGGGACATGCCATGTGCAATGGGCGTAGACTTGTCAATGGGAGACGACTTCTGCGCGTTCGACTTTTTATTCCCATTAGGGCGCGATAGATTCGGACTCAAGACCCTATGTTATATTTCCTCTCGCACCATGACGAAGTTACCAACACCTCTTAGACTCAAATACGACGAATTCCTGAAAGAAGGTTCGCTGTGTGTCTTAGAGGGAGCAACTCTCGACATGATGGAAGTGTTCGACGACATCGAGCGCTACATCTACGAGAATCGCTATGATGTACGGAGCGTTGGTTACGACCCATACAATGCGACTGAGTTCATTGAGAGATGGAAACGGGAGAACGGCAGCTACGGTGTTGACATCGTAAGACAAGGCTCTAAGACGGAATCAGTTCCTCTTGGAGAACTTAAGATGTTGACTGAAGATAGGCTGCTTTTCTTCGACCAACAGATTGTTAGCTGGTGTATGCAGAATAGCATAACACTTGTTGATAATAACGGTAACCGAAAACTCTTTAAGAAACGCGCGGATCAGAAGATAGACGTTGTGGCAGCCTTAATCGATGCCTACGTCAGTCACAAGATGAACCGCGACATGTTCGAGTAAGACAAATCCACATTCCCAGTACAGGTTACTAATCGGTATGGCAGCTGGGTGACTGAGAGTTAACTATAGATGACCGTGAGCCGACAGATTGAACTAACCGGTTGATGTTACTCTCACTTCTTAACAAGCGCGGAGGTCAAAATGGCAGGACTTAGACTTGGCGACAGGTTTAGCAACGCCTGGAACGCATTTAAAAGCGGGAGAGATCCCACTAAGTATCACGGAGCTACGATGCGTCATACGACCTTCGTAAGCACCACGAGACCCGACAGAACTCAACTGCGGGTCACATCAGAAAAAGCGCTAACGGTGGCTGTCTTCAACCGCATCGCAATCGACGTCTCTGAGTTGATGATCGAACACGTTCGCATCGATGAGAACAAGAGATATGTCGAAACGATAAGAAGCGGACTTAATGACTGCTTGACCGTTGAAGCTAATATTGATCAGACCGGTAAAGATTTCATAAGAGATCTCGTCATGAGTCTTTTCGACGAGGGCTGTATTGCGGCCGTCCCGATTGACACTTCGGTTGATCCGAAAACAAATGAGACCTTCGACATCAAAACGATGCGGGTCGGTAAGATTACGGATTGGGAACCTCGAGCAGTTCGGGTTGATGTGTATAACGACAACACTGGACAGCATGAAGAGTTATGGTTCCCGAAAGCGTCGGTTGCTATAATTGACAATCCGATGTACGCCGTGATGAATGCGCCTAACTCGACACTTAAACGGTTAGTGCGAAAGTTAAATCAGCTTGATGTTGTTGACGAACAGTCTAGCAGCGGAAAGCTTGATATAATAATCCAACTCCCCTACGTCATCAAATCGGAGCAAAAGAAAGCGCAAGCCGAGGAGAGACGGAAACAGATAGAAGAACAACTGGCTGGTAGTAAGTACGGCATCGCTTACACCGACGGGGCCGAAAGGATCACTCAGCTTAACCGCCCGAGTGAGAACAACCTTATGGCGCAAGTTACCTATCTCCGGACAGAGTTGTTTAATCAGCTTGGTTTGAGTCAGGCTATATTTGACGGCACGGCTGATGAAGCGCAAAAATTGAACTACCTGAATAATACGGTAATGCCGATAGTCTCGGCAATTGTCGACGAAATGAAACGCAAGTTCTTAACAAAGACGGCTCGTACCCAGGGTCAGACCATCATGGTATTCCGTGACGCGTTCAAGTTAGTACCTCTTGAGAATCTTGCAAATCTCGCAAACGCGTTTATACGGAATGAAATCATGAGCGCTAATGAATTCAGAAGCGTTCTTGGTCAGAAACCCTCGAACGATCCTAAGTCCGACGAGTTAAGGAACCCGAATGTTAAGACGCCGAATGGTCAAAATGCGACCCAAACGCAACAACCGGAGGCGCCACAGAAGGAGGAACCAGTAAATGAGTAAACCGACAGGATACGACTTCTGTGGGTACGCAACCAGGAATGATGTGTTGTGCACCGACGGACGTACGATCAAGAAAGACGCATTTGCCCATCAGGACGGCGCTCGCGTACCTCTGGTTTGGCAACACATGCATGACTCACCGTCGAACATCATCGGTCACGGTATCCTTGAGAACCGCGCCGACGGTGTGTACGTGTACGGTTATTTAAACAAGACCGGCCCCGCTAAGGACGCCGCCGAACTGCTTAGACACGGCGACATCGACTCCTTGAGCATCTTCGCCCAGAAGCTGAAACAGAAGGCGATGGACGTTTATCACGGCGTCATCCGCGAAGTATCCCTTGTTCTTGCCGGCGCAAACGAAGGCGCCTACATCGAGAACGTTTCCATCAAGCACGGCGATGGTACGTACTCCGAACTTGAGGAAGACGCGGTATTCGAACTTCACGAAAACCTTTCCCACGCCGATGGTGCTCTGTTTACCAAAGCCGGCTTGAAGAAAGATGACGAGAAGAAGATTGAAGGCGACGAAGAGAAAGTAGCCGCTGACGGTGAGGACGACCCCGCCGAAAAGACCGCGACAGAGGAAGACAAAAAGAAAGCCGCGGCCCAGGCGAAAGACATCAAAGACAAAGGTGATCAGATGAAGCACGCTGATGGTCAAAATGAGACCGTTGCGGATGTTATCGCAACCTTAAACGAGAAACAAATGAACGCCGTTGAATTCCTGATCGGCCAAGCCCTTGAAGGCGGAACGGCAAAGCACTCCGATGACGGAGATAATGAAGACGAGGAGTTGGAACATATGAACAAGAACGCTTTTGACCGCAACAAATCTGCGGAATTGACTCACCGCGAAGTAAACCTGTCCGAGGACGATTTCGCCCAGCTGGTTTCCTACGCGAAAACCTCCGGCGGTTCCTTAAAGGAAGCTTTCATCCAGCACGCGGCTGATTACGGTATCGAGAACATCGATCTGCTCTTTCCCGACGCCCAGAACGTAACGAATGAACCTATCACGCTGTCCCGCGAAATGGGCTGGGTTCCGAAGGTTATGAACGGTGTACGCCGTACTCCCTTCTCCCGCCTGAAATCCCTGTTCATCGACATCACCGCCGACGAGGCGAGGGCCCGCGGATACGTGAAAGGCACCAAGAAGGTTGAGGAAGTTATCGTCGCTCTGAAGCGCGTAACGACCCCGGTAACAATCTACAAGCTCCAGAAGCTTGACCGCGACGATATCATCGACATCATCGACATGGACATCATCGCCTGGATCAAGAAAGAAATGCGCGTTATGCTGGAAGAGGAAATCGCCCGTGCGGTACTCGTTGGCGATGGCCGCGCTGTTGACGCCGATGGCAAAATCCCCGAAGCGAACGTTCGCCCGATCTGGACCGACGATTCCGTATACGTTTATCGCGCACAGCTTGCGGCTGACGCCACGGCTGATGAAGTCATTGACGAGACCCTGCGTTCCTACAAGAACTACCGCGGATCCGGCGCGCCCATGCTCTTCGCGACTGTGGACTTTGTTGCCGACATGCTGCTTCTTAAAGACACGACTGGCCGTCGCCTGTACAACACCGAAGCGGATGTTGCGGCGACTCTTCGCGTAAGCTCCATCGTAACTGTACCCGTAATGGAAGGTCTGCAGCGCACCGAGACCACTGGACCGAACGCCGGCAAGAAGTTCGACATCCTTGGTATCATCGTAAACCTGCGTGACTACACCATTGGCGCGGACAAGGGCGGCGCTGTATCGATGTTTGAAGATTTCGACATCGATTACAACCAGCACAAGTACCTTATCGAGACCAGGATCAGCGGCGCTTTGACCGTTCCCGAGTCCGCTATCGTGCTTGAGCGCGAATCTGCCTGATAACCGATTAACCGCATTGTTCGTATAGCCGCCCTTGCTGGACCTCCTACTGGCTTGGGCGGCATTTATTAAGGAGGAGTCAAAATGGCAGGAAAGTTTTACGGTGCTGTTGGCTACGCTGACATTGTAGACCAAGGGTATGGCGTGTGGAAGGAACAGATAACAGAACGCGTCTACAGAGGCGACATTCTGAAAACGATGACGAGGACTCAGGGTACTGAGACGCTGAACGATGCTTTACGCATGGACAGTCGTGTAAGTATATGCGCTGACGCCTACGCCATCAACAAGGCCTCCATGATACGCTATGTCGTGATCGATGGTCAGAAGTGGCGCGTAACAGCTGTTGAAAACGCCAGGCCTCGATTACTCCTAACCGTGGGAGGTGTATACGTTGAGCAGACGTAAAGAGTTCCATGCGGTTCTGTGCGGTATTGGGGGGATTCACCCTGAGAATGTATATTTTCAACCGCCTGAGAACCTGCAAATGGTTTATCCATGTATCAGATACGAACGATCGATGCAGTTGGGGCAAAACGCTGATGATAGGCGGTATGTCAACCGGCAAGCCTATAGCGTGATGATCATTGACCCGGACCCTGACAACCCGGCTATCGACGGACTCGCCGCAATGCCCCTGAGTACGTACGATAGACACTACACAATGAATAACCTGCATCACGACGTATTCTATATTTATTATTGAACACAAGGAGGTAACACCTATGGCTCGTTTAGAGTGGGATAAGGTTTCTGAAAGACTGTACGAAACCGGCGTTCGCATGGGGGTTCTGTATCCGACAACTGTTGCCGGCACTTACGGTTCCGGCGTTGCTTGGAATGGTCTTACGGCCGTTACAGAATCTCCTTCAGGGGCTGAAGCGACCCCTATCTATGCCGATGATACAAAGTACTTGAACA